CTCCTGATTGAAATTCATCATTATCAATTAATTTCCTGGCATAATTAACCTTTGTATATACAAATAAAGCAATACCAGACAACCCCAATGCTAAACCTTCTAATACTGCTATTAATGCTAATTTATGTAATAATTCAAATGTCGGCTGGATAAAGATTAATCCAACTACAATTAAAGCAATCCATACTAAATTTCTGCGAATAAAATCCCAAATATCATTCAATTTTATCACCTTTGTTCAATAAGTCTATTCTTTCTAATTTATTAATTCTTTTCTCGTGTTTATCTAAACTCTCTTCTATGGAGGCAATTCTATCATCTTGAGCGGTCATTTGATAATGGAACAATTTTAATTCCATTTTTATTTCATTCAATGCTTCTTTAATAGCGTCATAAGATGCCTTTATGCTCTCATTTACTTTCATAAGTTCACTTATTTTGTTTGAAAATAGCCACCAAGCTATAAATGCCAATGCCGTTATTATACTCACTATTATATACCACGCAATCGGTTCAGTTCCCATTATTTAACCTCATAAAAGGCAATGCAACCCGTATTCTAAAATACCATACCCCATCAGCGTAATCATATTGCTCCTCGTTTATTACGTAGAATTTAGAACCCTCTATAGTTAATGATGTAATTGTATCCCGCACTAACTCCATCAAATCATAACCATCATTACCGTGCAAATTTCTACTTAAAATATGGATTTCGTAATTGATTAATAGCCGTTGTGTTCTCGAGCTTTGATTAGCATATTGTGAATTGGTATATTTAATTAATATTGCTGCTTTCGGGCTGATAAATTGATAAGTTTCGGGCGTATTTGGATAGCCTTGAATTTCATATTGCGGTAATTTGAAATTCAAATAATTCACCATTGCCGTTTCAATATCATTATAACTCATTAGTATATACCGAATTTTCTTTATTATAAACTATTGTAATTACTTCTCCTTCGTCCAATACGATGTCCCGCTTCTGTATTGCCTTCAACCTCTCAACCGCTTCTGTGTATGCTTCTTTAACTGCGTCTGGTATTTTACCTCGTCTTTTATACAATTCGTATTTGACAAGTTCTAAGCAAATTGCTTTTAATATGTAGTGTTCATTATTAAGGGGCAGTCTGTATCTACCCCTTAAATAATTGTCTATTAAGCCCGAACTATTCATAATGATTTCTGTCAATAACTCATAATTAACAGCTTGACCACTCACGTCATCAGTGAATTGAGCTACTGCTTTTTCAGTTAATTGCTCTACTACTTCATCAGTCGTTATATACATTATGCTGTTATAACTTTTGAACAGATGACTAAATTCTTATTATGAACAATAGGCAGTGATTTCTGCTCAATCACCCAACTCTTCCAATTGCCATACGGGTCTTCTGCTACTCTAACATATATGTCGTCCTGGAATACTCCATCAGTCTTTACAATAGGTGCTTTATGCAAGCGGAAGCTATCATCCGTTGCTAACATCACTATCGAATTTGTATCCATAATATCCGTTGCAGTACCGCTGAGGTCATAATTCCCCAAATATTCATAGAAGCCCATTCCTCGAATAGTTCCCAAATAAACAACTGAACCATCAGTGATGCCTTGCGTTAAATCTAAAACGCCAGTTCTAAAATTGTTAGCATTCAATTCTGCCCGAACTTCTGCGTTTGATACGAAAGACTTTGCAGCGTTCTCACCCAATATGCAAATATTAGGAACTGCATTAGCTCGCTTACCTATCAATCTTTTATATTCATCTATCGCAACCATTGGATTGACACCCGTTGCATTCCATTTATGCGTAGAGTCTAAAGTGAAGGTTTGTTTGCCCGACTCATAATTCATAGTAATTGTGTTCTGCCCTACTCTAACAGTGCCTTTCGTAAGCAAAGTCATAGCTAAATACTCACGTGTGCGTGCAACTGCTAAGTATTCTGCCTGCAATTCATCTTTAATGTAATTTGCTTGTGCTTGCAGTCTATCGTTTACATTACTGGTATAGCCAGCATTTGCTAATGTCTTGTATCTTTCCAATTCAGCAGCGGTGAACATCTTAATGTTTGAAGTTTTAGGTATTTTTACTGTATAAATTGTTCCCGTGCCTTTACTTGCTGGCACAGGGTCTTCAACATCACTCACGAAACTCGCTAATTTAGATGTTCTTGTCCATACTTCCCAATCAATCAAGTCAGAAGCGTGCTTTTCTACTGCCTTAAAGATATTCTTCAAAGCAAATGTTGGAGCGGGTGGAAATGCGTTAATTCCCGTTGTTAAACTCCGCCAGTTTGAAATAAAATCAATTGCCATCTTTATTCCTCCGATTTAAATATTAATGTGCCAGATTTGTAAGCCCCATCAGTTATATCGATGGTAGTAGTACCAGCGAATGCTGATAGACCTTGAGTAATGAACTGCCCCAATACAGCAACCGACGCTATTGCACTGCCCGCCGTTGTGTCAATATCTTCCATCAACACTCCGTAAATTGATTGAGAACCGTCTGAGGCATAAGGTGCCCACGCTTGTAACTCGCCTGATGCAGTTATCTTTCCTAAAATACAACCCGCACTTAAAGTTTGCCCTTCCGCAATTGTCTTCTTTAATTGGTGCAAAGGCGAGTTCTTATAATAGAAATTACCTGTATTCACCGAACCTGAATTCGTTATTCCTAAATCTGCCATTATTTTTCCCCCTTAATTGTCTTGATTAAAATATCTGCACCTTCAAGATCTGGTTCTTTCGTTTGCACTTCCGAATAAGTTATCTGCTTCGGGAATGTTTTAATTAACTCAACTAAATTCGTTTTTAAGTCTTTCCCTTCTGCAAATACATAATTAGGCAATACTATGCTTTTTACTAATTCCTTTTGAGAAGGAACTAAATAGCCCTCTTTCTCCAATTCACTGTAAAATAAATCAAACGATATTGCAGCGTTCTCTGCTTCCAAACTTTTGACTTTATTTTGTAATTCAGCGAATTTTGATGCTTCAACAAAATCATCCGTCTTTACATTCGTAATTTCAGTTGTTTTGTCAGTCTTTTCTTTTTCCATAAATTCCTCATTTAATAATAAATTTGTAAGCATTAATTGATATTCTTCTTCACCAAATCTTTTCTTGATATATTCTTTAATTTTAGTCAAATCATTTAAATCATTTTCTGCGAATTCATAACTAATGAATTCACCGTCTGAAAAGTAATCACTCAACGGTTTCAATCCTTTAACTGCGGGTGGAACTGCTCCCAATATGCCGACGTGTCGCAACAATTTGTTAGGATAAAGTGCAATTGATTGGAATTTGTAAGCACCGCTTTTGATACCATTGATAAGTTCTTGACTAATCTCAACAAAATTTGCTTTTAATACGTTGCCAACCCGTTTTAACTTATCCACCCAACCCAACGCTGCATCTTCTGTGTCAGGATGTCCATATACCAGCGGTGCTAAGTGTGCTTCCGTAGCGGATTGATTATTGTATAAATTGACCATCTCCTCTAAATCTGCCTCTGTCCATTCCCTCGTATTGCCCGAGCCATCAGTATGCTCGCCAGTTTTAAATATATCTACCCACATATTCTTTTGTTTTTTACAAAATTAAATGTAATTCTTAAATTTCCTTATATTTTATTTATAAATCATTTTTAACACAATAACATATAGATAGTTAATTTTGTTTCGTTATGAACAAAAGGGAACTCATAAATAAAGCGGATATTTTATTTGCAAAGCAAGTGAAAAGCATAGGGTCACGCAACGGTTATAATTACTGTTATACTTGCGGTGCTTTATTGCCAGTTTCCCACTTGCAATGCGGTCATTTCTATTCCCGTCGTTTCTATTCAACACGGTGGGATTTTGATAATGCCCGCCCGCAATGTTTTAACTGTAATGTAAATTTAAAAGGCAATTTGAAAATCTTCGCAGAAAAATTAAAAGATGAAATAGGTGAGCAACAGTTTTATGAACTAACAAATAGAGCAAAACAATTACATAAATTGACAATAAGTGAATTAGAATGCGTAATTTTGGATTAAATAAATCTTAATATAA